CACTATAATAGTCCGGCACGTAATCGATTTTCAGGCTATTACAGCCCCGAGATCCCGCTCACGTCTCCTGAACTCTAAGAATCCAGGGAGTGTGCCAGCTGGGGCATCGAGAACGTCAGCTTCGCGTAACTCATTGTCCATTAAGAACCTTTCAATATCAAGGAACTCCTTCATTCCTGCTCTATAGCACAGAATGTATGAGTATACCACCAACTCAGGAGTGGCTTTACCCACATAATTCCTATGTCTCTCAGGCCATAATAGATGATCAATAAGTACTTTTGGTTGTCTCCACTGCTCGCCATTTCGACGCCAGTAACATGATAAAAATTCCGGGTCCTGAAACTTAATGAACTTAGCGCTCTTAGTTTTATTCACCGTAACTCCAAACATGTACTGTACTACCTCCAAAAGCCGATCAACATTACAATCTGCAGTGTGGTAGATCAAATTATCGTCACCCATTATAAAACATTGATGTCTCCCACCTCTAATTACATTGAAGGCAGTTTCTATCATTAGTTTATTACAGAGTGAGTCGATAATCTGCGTCCACATGGATCCACTTGGAACCCCATGATCACAATGGACGACACCATCTTTCCAGATGATGTCTTTGTGGATGAAGGCAGCAACCATCAAGTTCCAAAGCTCCTCATCAAAACTCCAGTCATTTCTAAACATTACCTTAATGATGTCAAAAGCATCCTCGATTAGCCAAGAGGGCAAACTTTGATCATAAGATGAATAATCCAGACTAACAGCGTAGCTGTAATTACTCCGCATATCATTAATGATAATAGCTTGCTCATTACGAGACTTACCACCGGCATACTCTCTCCATTGTGCAAAGATTTCCTGTACAGGCTTAGAAAATCTTAACTCACAAAGGATCTGATACAGATCAACCATTAAGACTAGTCTAGTTTTTAACTTGAAGCCTTCTGAGTAGGTGCCATCGTCATTGATACCCGCATTTCCCTGAGTTCGCGAGCCAATTAACATAGGGCGACCTATGCATCCGGATGCCTTGGCTTTAGATACAAACTGGTCCAGTCCTCGTTTCACATCTACCATATTTTCACCCTTTGATTTACGACCCGACTCTACGAATGTAAATCCGCTATGGGTGTCACGCTTAGGTAGTGCTTGAATGATGTCGTGATCGCTGTCCCATCGCAACATCTTCGCGTTCTGAAGTTTAGCCCACTGGACCAAACCTCTTTTAGCTTCCTGATATGCTGGATTCCATCTCCTAGACGGCACATGCTGAGATTGAAATCGCTCAAGAGCCTTTTCAATCTCTCTAGGATCATAATATGACCTAGAAAAATGACGACCATTGTCATCAATCTTCGCATCCACCGTTTTGTTGACTTCATTAACCAACCCACGACATGAGGACTTCTCATATCGCCGCAGCACATCTCTGACCCTGTCATCGAAGATACCAGGATCCCTCTCAAGGCCTAGACCGCGTCTATAATTGCTGAGACGCTTGATCTGCCCTGTATCGAGGCTATCTTCAATGGATGATACACTTGTCATCTCTAACATAACTCGGTCTTCCTCCTTTCTGAGTGATGTATCAGGATAACGCTACTAGTAGTTCTCTACCATCGAGTCTCTTTAGACATTTTGGTTCCCCTGCGCACTCCACAACCGGGATTCCGAAGGCATGGTTCTCCATTAAGGTCAAAACATCTAGACTAGTCGGGACACCAACTAATCTTTATTATTCGTTCAACCCTCGGACATTTAAGCATGTCAATTGAATCTCCA